CGACGGACTACTACCTGGCGTACCAGTACACCATCGCAGTCGGCGACACGCTGAACGTCCTGGGAGAGAGCGGCAGCAGGCTCGTGCTCGCAGCCGGTTGGTCTATCCGCGTCCTCGCCAGCGCCGGGTCCGCAGTGGACGCAACCTGCAGCGTGACGACGTACACCTAAGATGCGCAACTTCGGTAACGACATCAAGACCCACTACGGTCAGATCACGATCCAGCCCCCGACGGCGGGAGGGTCGGGACTGGTCGTGAACAACGCCTCCGGGACGTCGGCTCTTACGGTTGCGTCCACCGGCAACGTCACCGTCAGCGCGCCCACGTCCTCCACATCCGCGCTGTCGATAGCCGGAAACGGCGGGGCGAATGCGGTCGCCATCAATGCGAACGGTTATGCAGGCATCGCGATCACCAATCCGGGCGTCTACCCGGGCCTTGAGATCACCGGCACCGCGAGCAGCGGCTACGCCTATATCGATCTCATCGATGGGCAGGCTGGCAATGTCACCTGGCAGCTTTGCTCTGGCTATCCTTCCGCTGGTGTCTTTTCGATCGTCAAAGGCGGCGGGGCGACAGCTGTTCAGATCGGAACTAACGGCAATGTCACGGTAAACGCGCCCACAAGTGGCGTTCCGTTAACCGTCAACGCCGTCGCAGGCTCCGTAGCCGCCAGCTTTGTTGGTGCGTCATCTGGCACATCAGACGGTCTCGCAATAACCGCAGGGCAAGTAGCTAGTGACATAGTCCTATTGGTCAGGAATGTGACCGGCACGCCGACATTCTTGGAGATCTTCGGCGACGGTGGCGTCGTCGTTGGCAACCCGACCGGCGGCGACCAGGGCCTTGGGACCATCAACGCCACCGGCCTGTACGTCAACGGTGTTGCGGTTTCTGGCGGGTATCCGCAGCTTAAGACAGTCATAGTTTCGACTGGCACTAGCAGGACTAGCACCGCCACCCTGACTAATGACGCGCAATTGACTTACGCAATCCCGGCAACGGGCACGTACAGGATTCGGGTTACTGGGGTTTATACATCGACCAGCAGCACCCCAGGCGTGACGATGAACCTCAACTACAGTGGGACCATCACCAGCAGCATACTTACTGCCGCATCCCCAGCATTCACTGTGGGCAGCGAATCAATTAACTATGCGGGACAGATCCTAGCAAACAACACAAACTACAGTTTCAGCGGCACCACTGGATCTTCCACGTACCAGCCGTTCACGCTGGACGCGATACTGGTTGCCGGATCAACCGGCACTGTGGCTGTTGGATGGGCGCAGTTCAGTTCTTCAGCTACGGCAGTGAACTTTGTATCTGGTACGACGATGACAGTCGAACGATTGGCTTAACACAGCAGGAGATCACATGAGCAAATTGGTTATTTTGAGCGACGAGTTTCTTGCCCGCATCCACGTCGGCCTGGGAGAGATCCAGGCGAAGTTCGCGGTCCCCGTGATCCAAGAGATCCAGCGCCTCGTGGACCTGGCTGAGCAGGACTACGACAAGTTCAAGGCCGAGGTCGAGGCGCACCTGAAGTCCAAGGCCCCACCGGCCAAGGTTCCGGCGCCGGAGCTGCCGTGAGCCTGGACGCGTTCAACACAGCTTTCGCTGAAACCATCGGCCTCGAAGGGTACTACTCGGACGACGAAAAAGACCCTGGCAACTGGACCGGGGGCAAGGTCGGCGTAGGTCAGCTGAAGGGCACGATGTACGGCATCAGTGCCGCCAGCTACCCGACGCTCGACATCATGTCGCTCGACCCCGAGAAGGCGAAGGCAATCTACCTGAAGGACTTCTGGCAGGCACTGAAGTGCGACCAGTTCGAGAACGACGCCGTGGCGATTGCGCTCTTCAAGCAGGCAGTGAACGACGGCAAGGAAGGGGCAGTCAAGATCCTGCAGCGCAGCCTCAAGATCTCGCCAGCTGACGGGGTTGTCGGGAACATCACCCTGGGCAACGTCAACAGCCTGCCGCCGAAGGACGTCCTGGAGGCGTTCCTGGGCGAGTGCGCGTGGCAGTACACCCAGGACGAGGGTTTCGCCACTGACGGGCGTGGCTGGCTGAACAGGGTAGTGAAGACTGCGTTGGAGGCGCAATGTCCCTAGATGTCACCGGCATCGGATCAATAGCCGACCTTCTTAAGGACGGGATCGACAAGATCTGGCCGGATCCTGTGCAGGCTGCGCAGGCCAAGATCGCGATCCTGCAGGCTGAGCAGTCCGGTGCGCTCAAGGATCTAGACGACCAGTTCCAGCTGTCATTGGAGCAGATCAAGGCCGACGCTGCCGGAGAGCAGAAGCCTGGACTTAGCTTCCGCGACGGCGCCGGTTGGGTGTGCGTCTTCGGCCTGGCGTTTTCGATCCTGAAGTCCCCATTCGAGTGGGCGTTCCAGATCGCCGGAAAGCCGATAACGCTGCCCGTGGTAGACACCAGCACGACGACGACGATGCTGCTCGCGCTCCTTGGGGTGGGCGGGATGCACCTCTACGAGAACACCAACAACAACGCCACGGTGGTCACCAAGAAATGAGCGACCGTGGCATGAGCGACGACCAGATAGAGCGTGTATTCGGCGCACTAGCGAGAATCGAACAGAAGCAGGACTCGAACGCCCAGAAGTGGGAGGCGCATGAGAAGCTGCACGCAATCGTTGAGGAGGACATCCTCAAGCTCAAGCTGACCGCAGCCAGGCAGCGCGGCGTTATTGCCGCAGTCGCTGGCATGGGCAGCGCGCTGGGGGCTGGTGTTGGTTACGCGATAGATCTATTCAGCAAGGCGCACAAGTAGATGTCCGTAATGCCGAAAGAGTATATGCGCAACTGGAACCTCAAGAAGACCTACGGGATCTCCTTCGAGGATAAGGCGCGCATGCTTGCTCGGCAAAGCCACAAGTGTGCCGTGTGCGGCGATCCTTTGCCGGATGCCGCAGCTCAAAATGCACATCTCGATCACGATCATACAACCAAGAAGGTACGTGCCGTACTCTGCGGCCACTGCAACAAGATGCTGGGTTACGCCAAAGACGATCCTGAGCGCCTGATCATGGGCGCCGCTTACCTGGAGCTTTCGAAATGCCTGTAAGCATGACCTTCAATAGCCTGCAAAGCGATTTGCAGAACTACCTGGAGCGCGGCACGGTGCTCGATCCAATCGTCTACGCGCAGCTGCCTGAGCTGATCAACTTCGCTGAGCGCAGGATCTCGAAAGACCTCAAGGTCATGGGGTTCATTGTGTCCGCCACGTTCACGATGCAGGCGAACCTTGCCGTGTACGCGAAGCCTGACCGGTGGCGCGAGATCATCAGCATGAACGTCGGCAGCAGCCCAACCGGGACGATTGTTCGCACCGAGATGTACCCCAGGAGCTACGAGTGGGTCAGAACATTCTGGCCAGACGACACGCAGACCAACTTCAGCACGTACGGGGTGCTTGCGCCGCCGAAGTACTACGCCCACTACAACTACCAGAACCTCATCGTCGCCCCGACGCCAGACCAGGCGTACCCGGCTGAGCTGATGTACTACGAGCAGCCCGCGCTCCTGGACGCGACGAACAACACGAACTACATCACCCAGTACCTGCCCAGCCTGCTGCTCTACTCGGCGCTGCTGGAGTGCAGCCCTTTCATCAAGAACGACGGGCGGATCGCTGTCTGGCAGCAGATGTACGACAAATTCGCTGCCGTAGCTGACGGTGAGTCAAAAAACGGCATTCTTGACCGTAACTCTACTAGGCAAGAAACCTAATGACTAGGTCCGAATACCACAAGGCATGGTCAAATAAAAACCGCGAAAAGTTGCGCGCATACCAGGCTCAATGGCGGGCAGACAATAGATCCAAAGTAAATGCCTATTCCAAGGATTATTACGCCGGACATAGGGCACGCATCCGATCCCAGGTGCGCGCTCGCTACGAGGCTAATCCAGAGGCAATGAACGCACCAAAGCGCGCATGGAAAAAAGCCAATCCAGGGGCGGTCCTATCAAGCACCGTTCAGCGGAAAAATGCAGCGGCTGCTTTACCAGTCGGATGGCTTTCCTGGATCGATCAGCTACGACTCAAAGAAACATACGATCTCGCAAAAGCAGTAACCATGCAGACAGGCATCAAACATCACGTCGATCATATCGTACCGTTGCGCGGTAGAGCCGTGCGCGGCCTGCATGTTCCATGGAATCTGCAGATCCTCCCCGCAAAAGCCAACATCTTCAAGGGGAACAGGCTTTGACCACGTACAACAACACATTCGGTGCGAACAGCATCTCTCCTGCCCTGGTCGCGTACAACCCGATCACGCTGACGGCTGCCCCTGGAACAACTGCCAGCTTCACTGGAACGATCAGCGGCACCACCCTGTCCGTCACTGGCGTAACTGGCACAATTGCCGCAGGCCAGACGCTCACCGGGACCGGCGTCACGACGGGGACCACGATTGTCAGCGGCGCCGGGAACACCTGGACGATCAGCCCATCGAACCCGTCACTCGGGCCGGAGGTCATGTCCTCTGCGGGAACAACGCCCCCGGTTGCTCTGGTCTGGCCTCTTGAGACCGCCCCCAACTCCAACCTCTGCACGCCGATCATCGACATCACTGCGGCCACGACCGGATCCTACGGGATCACGCTCCCGCCAGCGAACCAGGTAGGATCTGGCACGTTCATCATCGTGAACAACCTGAGTTCCTACCCTCAGGCTGTGTACAACAACTCGGGTGCGATCATCGTCGCCTCGCAGGCTGCTGGGTCGGTGTTCTTCTACTACCTCCAGAGCAACACTACCGCAGCCGGTACCTGGTTCGCGCTGCAGTACGGCTCTGCGGTATCGACCCCCAGCGTCGCCGCCATCGCGGGGTCGGGCATCAAGGCAACGGGTGCCACGCTCAGCCAGGTGATCCAGGTCTCTACGTACACGGCGAATTACTCCTCCGGCAGCACCGACCTGGCGAAGCTCCTGGTGTGGGAGGGCGGGGCCGGGACGATCACTCTGCCAATCTCCAGCGCAGTCGGCGCCTCCTGGTACGTCCAGATCAGGAACCAAGGAACCGCCACGCTCGCTGTGGCACCGAACGGCTCGTCTACTGACAACATCAACGGCAATGGCGCGAACGTCAGCCTGACGATGAACATCGGGGACAGCGCGTTCTTTGTCACGGATGGCGTAGGGAACTGGTACACCATCGGCCTAGGCACCGTGCAGCCGGTGTTCTTCAACTACCAGCAAGTCAGCGTCACCGGCCAACCGGCTACGATTGTCCTCGGTACCACGATCGGGTCGCTGAACAAGATCGCCTACAAGTTCACCGGCACGCTGGGGCAGAACACCACGGTCCAGCTACCGGCGTACGCGCAGACGTACTGGATCAACAACGCCACGACCGGCTCGTTCACGCTGACGTTCCAGGTGACCACGGGACTTGGGGCGACCGTGACTGTCGCGCAGGGACTGCAAGTCATCCTGTACTCGGACGGCGCGAACATCATCAACGCAGTCAGCGGCACCGGCCTCGGGAACCCCGTGCTGGTAAACCAGGGCGGAACTGGGGCCACGACCGCTGGAGCTGCGCTGACCAACCTGGGTGGTACGTCAATAGGCACCACGGTGTTCACCGCAACCAGCGCAGCAATCGCGCAGGCCGCAATCGCCTCTCCGTCGGTCGCTGACTCGTACGTCTTCGCCACGGTGCTGTAATGGCACTGATCCCGCTCGTCGGAGCGCCAGGAATCCAGAGAGACGGCACGCTGCTGGCTTCACAGGCTTGCACCGACGGTCTCTGGACCCGGTGGCAGCGCGGCCTGCCCAGGAAGATGGGCGGCTACCGAAACACGCAGCCGTACCTGACCGCAGTATCCAGGCAGATCCTGAGCCAGGCCTACAGCGGCAACCGGTACATCTACTCTGGGACTCCGGTAGGGATCGACCAGTTCACTATCGACGTCAGCGGGGTCTCCAGTGCTGTCTACAATCCGACGTTTCCGGCGACCATCAACCCGACTACATCGGGGCTGCCAACCGGCGTAGTCAACGGTCAGCCGTACACGCAGACCAACTGCTGGCAGTTCGACGTCCAGTATGACAACATCTCGAACCAGAACCTGATCTTCGCGGTCTGCAACCAGACCCAGCTGGACACCGCGAACCAGGGACAGTTCCCGCTGTACTGCGCCTACGCATACAACCCGTCGAGCTGGAACTTCGCCAACTCTGCATTCGCCTGGGCCACGGCTGGCCAACCGATCACGGGAACAAACGGCACCTATGGCGCGCAGTCAGGCTTCATCCAGGTCTCTGGGTACGGAACCGGCAGCGACGGATTCGGCGGAACGAAGCAGGCCCTGTTCCCGAACGGAGTCAGCGGAGTAGTGTCCCTGGCACCGTACCTGATCGTCTACGGCAACGACGGCTTCTTCGCCTGGAGTACCCCAGGGTACCCGACAGACTTCCTGGGAGTGGCTCTGGGGGACCTGTACGTCGGTGCCACCAGAATCACTGCCCAGAAGATCATCCGTGGCTTCCCTCTCCGTGGCGGCGGCGGCTACAGCCCCGCAGGCATCTTTTTCAGTGTTGACTCCCTCGTACGCGCCACGTTTGTCGGGATTCCCAACGGCACCTGGCAATTTGACCAGCTAACCAACAACATCTCAGTGCTGTCAGACGACGCGATAGTCGAAGACAACGGCGTGTTTTATTGGGCGGGAGTTGACCATTTTTACATGTTCAACGGGACCGTGCAGGAGATCCCGAACAGCCAGAACATCAACTGGTTCTTCGACAACATCAACACCGCGTACGCCGCGAAGGCTTTCGCATTCAAGGTCACCAGGTACGGTGAGATCTGGTGGTGCTACCCACGCGGCACGGCGACCGAGTGCAGCCACGCCGTGATCTACAACTACCGCGAGAAGTGCTGGTACGACACGCCCCTGCCTGACTTACGTAGCTCGGGAATCTACGGTGACAACTTCATCGGCACGATCATGGCATCCGCCGTGCCGTACACGTACTACTCTCTGAACAGCTCCGGCGTGCAGACCCAGTACACTGCCTACAACCTCTGGCAGCACGAGCAGGGCACTGACCAGGTGTTCATCAACAACGCCCAGATCGCAGCCGTCGAGAGCTACTTCACCACTGCACCGATCAGCGCACTCACCGGGAACCCGCCCGCTGACGTGATGACATCCATCGAGCAGCTGAAGCCTGACTTCATCCAGTCGGGAAACTTAAGCATCAGCGTGCTGAAGCAGAACAACGCGAACGCGCCGGTCATCGCAGGATCTACTGGCATCATCCTGGAGCCAGGCCCTACCGGCACCTCGACCCTTAACCAGGTCGTCCCACTAAAGGACACCGCCAAGATCCTGAGGATCAAGGTGGACAGCAACGTCATCGGCGGCAACTACCAGGCCGGGAGATCCTTGCTGGTGGTCAACCAGGACGGCGAGCGTGACACCTAGTGTACCTGCCGAATCCGCAGAACATGGAGCTGCAAGACTGGTGTGACCAGATGGGTTACATCATCGGCCACTTCAGGAACGTCAACCAACTGAATGGTGACGACTGGCGCACCTGGGGTAAGCAGTTCCTGCTGATGCCCGCGCTGTCGCCGCTGACGCTACCGGACCCTGACGGGTACGACGACTGGCGTGACTACGGTGAGCGACTCTCGGACGCTATGGGTCCAGCTGACGCCACGCTGGGGAACCAATTCAACGGCAATGCGCTGCTCACGCAGGGCGGATCTCTTCTCGTCACACAATCAGGTATCGCGATAGCGCAACAGTAATGGCACAGGGTCAAGTAAAAATCAGCGGACTACCGGTACCCTTTGCGTTACCGGCTGCATCGACACTGACTGGTGCCGAGTTTGTTCCCATGGATCAGACGGTGTCCGGTGTGACCAAGACCGTGCGCGCAACCGTGTCGCAGATCGCTGCCCTGGGTGGAGGCGGAAGCCTGTCGGTTACGGACGGCACCAACACGGTCGCAGGTACTACGAGCCTCACCTTCAGCGGGGCAACGGTTAGCGGAACGTCTCCGAACGCCACCGTGACGGTTTCTGCTAGTGGATCGTCACTGGGAAATATCACCGTAGATTCTCACGCCTCTGTTCCCACCGGGGTCGGACTCGGGCCTAATGACGAGTTCGAGTACGGCTCGATACTTGACACCACTGGCGCGCGGTACTCTGGCGCTACGCCGTGGGTAGTGGCTTCCTCTGGCGCCACCCAGGCAGTTACGTCAGGCAACTTCTACGCGACATCGACCGCAACGAGTGGTGGCCTCTTCGCCAAGCAGGCGATAGCCGCAGGATCATCTTGGCAGTACGTAGTCAAAACATTCCCGTCGCTGACTGGGGGCGTGGAGGGCGTATGCCTTACCCTGTACAACTCTGCCAACACCAACGCCCTGTCGCTCTTCAACTACAGTCCAGGAACTGTGTACGTGCAGAGGGAGACCATCAACGCCTCGACCGGGGTGTACACGGTGGTCTCAAACCAGGCCAATGTCGCGGTCCAACAAAATGTCTGGATATACCTCAGGGTGCGATACGACGGCACCAGCGTCTACTTCGGGTGGTGCTACAGCGGCCTGGGATACAACGAGTACTACACCGAGACCGTGGCCTCATTCTTGGGAGCGATCACGCACGTCGGCGTAGGCACCCCAAGCGACGGCAGCAGCGGCCACGCCTCTGGTCTGTGCGACTACTTCCGTAGGGTGGCGTAATGTCTACACCGCCTTACGCGGCAACCGCGCCTGCCGGTCTGCTGCTGGTCGCCATGTCGCCAGCGTCAGCGTCAGGGTCTTCATGGGGAAGGTTTGCCTAATGAGTGATCTACCCAAAAAGTCCCCGAGTGGCAGCCTCTCGGCCAGTCAGATAGGAATCAATGCCAGGGACGACGCCACGAACAATGCTCGCGCTGCGTGGCAAGCTAGTATCGACAACACCGACAACCAGGTGATGTCGCAGGACGCGCCTGGTGTTGTGTCTGCACTCAACAGTGGCAACTACCAACAGGCATGGCAGGACGCACTCAACTCGGAGAGCGCGTACAGTAGCCCAGCAGACAACTCCTGGACCCAGGCCACGGGCACGGCCAATAGTGCCACGTCAGATCCACTGGTTTCTGACCTGGAGAGCAGCCAGGGACTGCAGTCTCTTGATCCTACGCTGCAGATGACTCCGCAGCAGATCCAGCAGTACTACAGCGCCTTCGGCAACGTCACAGGGGCAGGAACAAACACTTTCAACGCCAACCCTCTCGGGAAAAACGCATACGGCTTGTGGGGAAACGCAGCCGACAATTCCAGCGGATTCACCAATGCCGCGAACGCGAACGCGCAAGCCGGTGGATTAGCGAACGTCGGCCAGTACCTAGGCGCAACCCCTGGATCGAGCTTCGATGACAAGTGGCTTCCCGGTATCATCGAGGCTGTCGGCACGGCGGTGTCTGGTGGGGCGGCTTCTGCTATAGGGGGCCTGGCTGGGGCCGCGTTGGGTGCTGGGACAACTGCCGCAACCGAAGCGGCTACCGGACAAAAGCTCAACGCCGGTAGCATAGCCGCAGGGGCGCTTGGTGCTGGAGCAACAAGCGCCCTCGGTGGGGCGTTGAACGGGGCAACTGGTATCGGAGCGACGGCATCTGATGCGCTGGCCGGTGCTGGGGTTGGGGCAACAAAGAGCGCGCTGACTGGGGGCAACGTACTGGCCGGTGCCGTGGGCGGCGCAGCTGGTGGCGCACTGCAGGGGTCTGGGATCGCGCAGACTGCCACCAACGCACTGACGAACGAGGGGCTGCCAAGCCCGCTCGCGAGCGCCATTACTTCTGGGGTTATAGGGGCAGGGACCGGGGCACTGGGTGCTGGGATTACTGGCGGCAACGCCGCAACTGGGGCCGAGGTTGGGGGTGTCAGCGGGGCCGTTACCGGCGGGATCAACGGCGCAACTGGGGGAGCAAATGGACTCGGGACCGCTGGTGGTATAATTGCTGGTGGGCTACTGAGCAAGTACCTGGGAAGCGGCAGCGGCAACACCTCCGCTGCTCCAGCTCCAGCCGCAACTACTGCGCCCGCTGCTACTGCGCCAACTCCCACGATTGGCAAGGTAAACGCACCGACAGCGCCAAGCTCGGCAGCCGCGCCGCAATCCGGCGCAACGGTAGTCTCACCACAGCCGACCCCCACCACCGGGACGGCACCAGCAAACATCGGATCATACGCGGGCCTGGGCTACCAGCCCATGCAGCAGTCGAACTACGCCCAGAATACGAACTGGAACAACTACGGGCAGGGACCAGAGCAGTCCTTCTTTCAGCCAGTACCCGGAACATAAATGAAAAAAACAAAGTCCAAGCTGCGCGAAGTATACGAGGCCAAGCCGTTCCACCAGCGCAAACGGTTCGATGATGGTGGCGGCGCAACCACTGGCTCCAATGACCAGTCGCTTATCAACCTAGTAACCAGCCCACAGACTAGCTACTTCCCTTCGCAGGACACTAGCTATGCGCCGGTTCCGTACTCCAGCACGTCGCCCACCGTGCAAGACCCAATAGGTAATGACACCCCGACCATAAACTACAACTCGCAGCTCGGTGCCCCGGTGAACACTGCGCCAATTAACAGCGGCTCGGTTCCTTCGGTCAACACCGGCAGCGGGTCCAGCGGCAGCAATGTGAGCAGCCAGACCGCAGGCGCACTCGGCAAGCTCCTTGGGTTGAGCGGCAGCAGCAACTCCACTGGGATGCAAGCACTTCAGGCCCTGATCGGACTCGCCGGGGTGGCATCAACCTACTCCAACAACAAGGCCAACACGCCGACCTTCTCGCCACCGGCTCTCTTTGGCGGTGCCGCTGGCACTGCGGCGAACAGCCAGGGATCCGGCGCACCAGCAGGAACCGCAAGCACGGGCTACGGGCCAGCTGGCGGCTACAACTTCGCGAACTACAAGGGACTGAACGCAAGCAGCCCTACCACTGGACTGGGATACACCCCGAGGACCGCCGTGACTCCCAACATCCCGAACTACTACACCTACGGCCAGGGTCCGCAGCAGAGCTTCTTCACCGGGTCAGCACCTACCGCCCCGTCAGCCCCCACGGCACCTGGCATGTCGAACACTGGCGGCAACCCGCAGCGGCCACTGTCCAATGCCAGGGGCGGACTGATCCGCAAGTACGCAGTCGGCGGCAGGGCACGCTTCGGGATTGGTGGTGCCCCGCAAGTAGCGCCGAACAACGTTCTGCCATCCACACCGGCAGCTCAAGGCAACCCACTGGCTGCATTATTTGGTTCTGGTCCGACTCCAGTTAGCACACAGCAACCATACGGACCAATCGGAGACCCAGCGCAAGCTGGACTAGGCGCAATGGGCGGCACCGCACCTCCCGCATTGGGTGGAGCAGGGACTGGCGCATTGCAAGGGACGCAAGGCCCAGCACTCACCACGGCGCAGCAGCAGTTCTTGGCGGGCAATGGTCCTGGGGCAATGAATCCCGCAAACAATCCTTTCGCAGCCAGCAGCGGTGCGCCTTCTGGAGTTGGGGCACTTTCTCCGCAAGGCGGGGCGCAACTGCAACCTAAGCCTCCCGCCATGAGCAACGCGCTCCCGGTGCCGGGTGTCGCAGGCCAGAACGGGCAAAGCATCGCTGGTGGCCTACTGTCTCAGCTGAACCGTCCACAGCCGTCCTCTGGCCTGACTGCGCATCAGCCCACTGCCTCACCGCAGCCGGTGACGAACGCGCCAGCCCTGCAGCGAGGGCCAATACAGCGACCCATGGGCAGGCCGATAATGCAGCGCCCTATGATGCGCGCCAGCGGCGGCAGCACCGTGGACGCCCCAGGCAATGGCCCAATGGCCAGCTCGCACGTCATCCAGCAACCCGGCGGCTCTCCGCTGTCGCAGATGTACCAGTCCCGTCGGCAGTGGCAGGGTCCGAGTTCCCAGAACATCGGGATGCCGCAGGGGCACGCATCCGGCGGCAGCGAAGGGCCGCTCTCCCAGGTCAGCAGGCACGTCGTCGGCCCCGGTGACGGCACCAGTGACTCGATACCTGCGCGACTTGCAAATGGTGAGTGGGTCATGGACGCGCAAACCGTTTCCATGCTGGGCAACGGATCCAATGATGCGGGTGCCAAGAAATTGGATGCCTGGAGGCAAAACTTAAGGAAGCAAAAAGGCAAAGCCTTGGCTCGCGGTGAAATGGCCCCCGATGCTCACAAAGACCCGAACAAGTATCTTCCCAAGGGAAAATGATGCACTCCGTATATCAGATTCGCAACATAGACAGCGGGATGCGTTATTTCGGTATGACTCGCACCACGCTTGCTCAACGCATGAATGCACACATTCAGGCGGCTAAGCGAAAAGCTGATACCAGTTATCTGCATAACGCTATACGCGCACATGGAGCCGATAAATTCGAGATCAAAATGATCCATGAATGCGAGACCAGGGCGCTGGCAGCAGAACTAGAACGTTTCATTATCGAAGAAGCGAATAGCCAGCATCCTGGTGGGTACAACCTGCGCACCGGAGGCGACGGTGGATACGCATGGCATCCTGACAGCAAAGAACGCGCAAGAAAAAACACCAAGGCTTATTTTGAAGAAAATCCACAGGCACGCTTGAACGTCAGTGCCAAAGTTTCGGAAGTCTGGAAAAACCCTGCAATGAGACAAAAATATATCGATGCCGCAAAAAAGCGGTCCAGCACTCCTGAACAGCGCGCCGAACTTGCCGCAAGAGCCGCATTAGGTAGAGAGCGTCGTTGGGCGGCATACAGGTCCGCAAAGAGGACGGCGTAATGTCGAGCACACTCAACTCCCTGCTGCAGAACAACAGCCCCAGCACTGGCAGCAACTACAGCCAGAGCAGCACCCAGCTACCCAGCTGGTACACTGACTACACGCAGCAGATTCTCAACTCCGCTGCCCAGTTTGCCGCGCAGCCGTACCAGACGTACCAGGGTCCGCGCATTGCGCAGCAGAGTGATCTTACCAACGACGCCTACAGCTCTGCGTCGCCGCTCTCCAGCACCGCCACGGGGAACACGCAGGCCGCGTCGAACCTGGTAGCCGCAGGAGCGAACCAGGCCAACAGCCCTCTGCAGCAGGCGCAGCCGTACCTGAACGCTGGCACGAACCCGACCTACAACACCGTCAACAGCTACATGAACCCGTACATGGGTGACGTGCTTGGTGGTATATCGAACGCCGCGAACACAAATTTCCAGAACTACACGATG